AACGAGAAGGTTGCCGCTATTGGTAATTGAGTACGTGCCATCAGAATAAGATATTGTTGAATCACCAAGAGTATTATCTGCACCCCACAGCGGTATCGTTCCACTGGTTCCTGCTCCGGTGAGAGCGCCACTAAAAGGCAGCCCATCATAGAAGTAATGAACACCAGATAGGCAATCCACATATCTAAGTGCTTCTCGATCTGTAGTATAACATAGTTCTCGGACGATCTGAACATTAGCACATTCAGCATCTGTTCCTTGATAGTGTCTATAAATACCTGAAATTGTTGTAGTCATTTTTACTCCGGTACTGTATAAGCAATGGACTGTATACTGATATAAAGTCCAGAAACAATAGCTGTTGAAGCTAGGCGCATTGATCCAGATCCACGCAGATCAGTAACATCTCCAGACCAAATTGGAACATCGTCTCTATTATTAGCACTATACCAAGTAGCTGTTCCTGCACCATATGATAGGGTTGTATATGGTAGACCAGCAGCATTTATAACTCCAGCAACAGCTGGTTTAGTAAATGCAGTTCCAGAAAAATTTAAATAAAATAATTCTGTAGTTCTGTCGGAGTCATATACATGTAACCTCGCGTTAGTATATAGCGAGCCACTATTTAATAGATCTGTAACAGCTTCGGCTGTAGCATTTCTAGCAATATCAGTTTTAATTGTAATCATTGTTTACTCCAAGACGTTCTTATATGAAACTTCGACATAACTCGAAGGGTCTATTCCACTAAGTTGTGGAACATCATTAAATGATAACTTAATAAATTTGAGTTTATCTAGTTTAACGTTTGACTGTCCATTAATAGGATAGGTTGATTCTATACTTAGTTTTCCAATTGATGTTGGAGGAACATATACATCAAGAGTTCCAGATGGAACAAGTGATCCACCAGCCTCAATTAGTCTAATATCTTCAATAATGCTAGCAGCATCATCATAGTTTCCAGAAGATAGTGCATTGTCTAGAAGTAGTTTAAGCCTATCTATATCATCCGTAGGATAAGTAACATTATTAGTATCAATTAATTCTATTCCCGTAGTGAACGAAAACATATAGTCGCTGGTTAGAAAAGATCCGTCTTCTCCAAGAATACTATCTGGCGTTTTGTATAAGAATACATTATATTTTTGCTGTGGAGTTAACAAAACCGCAGGAGTATAAGTTAGAATACTTCGGATTCCACTAGGTGTCCCAGAATTAACGTATTCAAAATTAATGGTTCCTGGTACTGAAACATAGTCAGTATCATTAACACTAATAACTCTATAGTCGGCCGAGTCCTTATTTAAATCCCTATCAAAAGTAACTTTGATTACTGGATTTCTAGGTACGTTAATCTGATTAATTAATGGAGTATGGCTAAGTATTCTCAGAGTGGACATTATGTTGGATCCTCATTCATTCTTATTGGTGTCATGTGTGGACCAAAAGAATTTAGTTTTTCACGAATTAGATTTAGAACTTCAAATCTAGATCTATTAAGAGGATTATAACCTCTGACTTCATAATGATACATATCTATTAAATCTATTCTTTGCTTTTCGCCACACGACTTAATAAACTCTTTAAGTTTTTCAAAGTCTAGCGCATTAAGCTTTCTATACATATCATCATTTTTACCATTAAAAACATAGTCTCCATCTTTATTAACAATAAAGTTCTTATCTATCTTACGTCCCTTTTCGGTAGTATGTGGTTTAGATGGATCATATTCTACGAGAATGTTGTTTTGAAACGCGGTTAATATTCTGGTGAGCTTTTCTGGCTGGACTTCATTGGTACAGAAGTAGGACTTATCTTCTTGAGAATCTAGTTCAATATATCCATAATCCATGTGGGTAGAAGATTGATTATTATTTTTATCAAGAGGAACCCTAGAGTTCTCCTTACATCCTCGTCCTATAAACTGTTCTCCAGCACGATATAATTTAATACCAGAAATGTCATCAATCCACATAAGGCCTTGATTTAATTTAAGATATTTGGGCAATTTAAATTCTTTGACTTTCTTTGACATTAATACTCCTAGTTAAAAGTGTTCCGGCACTTCAAGTAGTATAGTAAAGATAACATCAATATTATTACCTATCATTTCAAATTCCTTAATTTTTGTTTTCGAGCTTTTTTTATATCTACCTTTGGTATCAATATATCTATTTTCTTTAGGTAAATAAAAAGGGAGAAGAATTTCTTCTCCTCCCCTTATCTTACCTAATTAGCTAAACTTACAGTGATGCAAGTCCGCTTACACTAGGAACTGTAGTATCACGATTGATATTCGACAGCGTAACAGCATTTGAATTCTCGAAATTGTAGTTTCTTTCGATAACTATATTTCTCAATACTCCAATTGCTTTACCCTGTTCAAGAATACCCAGACCCCAACCTTCCTTGAGTTTGATATTCTCGATATCTCTCTCAGGAGTTGTCCATCTGTCCATCGTTACCGGCATTGACTGACCGATAATACCGCAGTTGCTTGAATCTACCATGATCACGTTTGTCATGCCTTTTGCTGTTCCTTCATTTGCTGTTCCAGCACCGCGCGTTCCATAACGGAACGGTACGTACTGAGTAACAATTACTTCGAGAGGAGCAGGTAGGTACCTAGGAGCAATCTGGAATGTTGCGCCATTAGGATTCAGTGTCTGTGTCCAAGCACTTGCACCCTTTGTCGTATTTCCAGTTGTAACCTGATTACCAGTTGCATTGAATCTCAGACCCTGACCCTGGTGTCCTGTGCCCCACGCGACTGGAGCACTTCCATTAGGTGTTTTGAAACTTGCAATCGTTGCATTAGCAAGAACTACTTCACGCATCTCTGTGTCAACCATAAAGGTCTTCCACGCGAGTGGGTGCATCAGAAGAACGTCAGGTGTGAAGTTTCTCTGAAGTAGATATGCATACGCTTCAAACGTGTCATTAACTGTTAGCGAACCATTGCTTGCACCAGTGATATCTCTACCAGTTGTTGTACCATACCACGAGTTAGTAGGATTAAGGTTATCAAATACATCATAACCCATTTCACTAATTAACTTTGCAGCTGTACGTTCTTTGTGACGAGCAAGTGCGCGACCAGCAGCTCTTAGCCAGATACCAACGACATCGTAAAGGTTTTCCTGCAGAACTTCATCTGTCATAGAAATCTTTAGACCGTGCTTATCTGTAGTCAGAGCAACCATGTCACCACTGTCATCGATATTAACGAACTTTTCTGGATATTCTCCAGCCTGTCCAACGCGACCAGCTTCCATGGCGCCAACTGCACCAATCTGAATTCTGGATCCACGAGGAATGTTTACTTGCTGGAACAGACGATCAACGATGAAGAGATTAGGCTCCATTGCTTCACGAACGACAGTTTCAACAGTCTGAGGAATAAAACGCGTAAGATCCTGGGTAGTAATAAGGTCCTTAAGTTCATAAGCCTTAATAGTACCCTCTTTATCTTCCATTATACCACGGTTTGTAAAAGCATCATAGACGTTATAGAAAACGGCTCTATCGGATGCCTTTTGGAAACTTCTAACCGCAATTTCATCTCTAATGTACATCGATTTCATAGTTTTTCCCTTTCCTTAGGCAACCATTAGTTGAATACGTGCAACACCATAGTAACCTGCGCGCACTAAGTTATATACGTCCTCGATCGTTGGAGTCGAACCGCCGTTAAGCTTACGACAAGCAACTACAAAGTCGAATAGGAACTTCGGGATTCCGGCTGTCTGCGTACCAGGCATACCTGAACCAGGATAAGTCTCTACATCTTCTAGACCAGCTTTTGGAAAGCGATTATCAATTGCGACAATTCTTCCAACTGTCTGAGTCGTCTGATTCTGAGTTAGTGAACTTCCAGCACCCTGAATCTTGTAGTTACCAATTAGATCGGAAGCTACGAAGACGCCAGGCTGAAACACGTCAGTTCCATCATTAACAGCGAGATAAGTAAATTTCTTATTTACTGACCACTTGTCTAGATATGTAGCATACGAAGCATTAGTAACAACAGGGTCACCAACACCAGCGTTTACCTTAACATAAGGAACTTCAATGTAGAAGTCACACAGAACATGGCCACCATCAGCCCACTGTCTGTAGTTCAGATTACGACCACGAATATCCTGATACCAGTCATGGAACGCTACGCCAACTGGAGCATTTGCAGGAAGTGCAAAAGTATCACCAGCAGCTACAAGAGCTCCACCAGAACTGATATTACCATTAGTAACGTCAGCAGTTGTGTAGTATCCACTTGTTAGAGCAGATCCACCATTACATGGAACTAGCAAACAAGAGATATTCTCGTCATAACCAAAGTAAGACGTATCAATACCAACCGATGTGATAGCATTTGTTATAGCATTTGTGAATGTATAAATTGAGCCAGCACCCGACGGCGTAACCATTCCACCAGCAGGAGTTGCATCTTCGCTCGAAATAGCAGCGACGACACGTCCCTTAGGAATCACTAGATAATCCTGAATAGTAATATCTAGATCTAGAACTGGAAGGTAACGATAAACTTGAAAATATTCAGCAGGAATAACACCTTCTGATACCGTGAAACGACCACGCTCTGCAACAAGTGACTGTCTATACTTGTCTGGAGATGGGCGGACCGGCATCTTCTGAGTGTTATGAATATTTTGCGGAAGCGTAAAATTAGTCATACTCATTCTTGTCCTCCCCTATCTTCGAAGAACGGTGCAAATTTGGGATCAACACCTTCTGGAAGTTTAGATTCTGTCGAGCCAGTTGGCTTTTCTGAATCTGTATTTGTTTGTTCAATCTTTTCTGTTTTCAATGTTGGATCAGCAACAACTTCAGCAACCTGAATATTTATTTCTGATCTTAGATCATTAATAGTATCGACCAAACTGTTAATTTGACGCTTATTATATTTTTCTACAAGCGCCGCTCTCTCACCAATCCCGGAAAGTTTTGTTGCAATCCTAAGATCCACAATCTGATCCACCATGCTTAAACGAGCCGCCTCATCTTTCTTTGCAAGTTCATCGACTAGCTTGTTCAGTTCATCAGTTGTGTCTTTTAGTATAGTTTCATTTTCCACAGTCATATCATTTAATTCTTTAATTCTTGCATCTTTTTCAGCCGAGACTTTAGTGGATAGCTCAGCATCGTGAGCTGCAAGGTCTAGAGAACCAACGATAATACCATCTTTAACTTCAACTTTAAATTCAGGACTTAAGAATAGAATACTCTGAAACGTGTCAATTAGAGTTACAAAATCAGGCTTAACCTCATCTATAAACGTCTTGACCTTATCAAGAGTATACTCTTTATCAGTAACTAAAGTAACTAGTCCTGATTTGATTTTAAGCTCTGCATCTTTTCTATCTGCTTCTGCTTTTTCTGTATCCGATGCAGGCGCAGTTTCTGTAGGAGCTGTCTTAGTTGCTGGAGCTGTTTCGGCAACAGGAGCAGGTTCACCTTCATCGACAACTTCGTTTCCGGGAAGATCTGCATCTGGATTATCCTTAAAAAATGTAGCTACAGCGGTAATTTCTTCCGGTGTAAGTTCACTGTCAATTCTATAGGTCAGGAGATTGGGTACAGCCTCCAGTTCTGAGTCACTGGGAACTATTCCATATTTCTTTCCTTTCCTATATAGACAAGATTTAATCTTTGCTTTTGTATTGTCTGAGAAATTAGACCTGTTTAGAAGTCTAAGTCCAGCTGTTACATGAGCCTTGTCTTGAGCGGGAAAGGATCTTCCTGGACCACAGAATGCTGAATCCGGAAGCTTCTTCCTTGCTGCTGCCGTTAATTGAGCATTTTTCTGGTTCATCGAATCCTCCAATAAGATTTCATTAATAAGAGTTTCAGAATTATCTAAAAACTCTTTATATGGTTTATAACCATTACCAATATTTATTTCAACGATTCTAGCGAACGGGTCTGCTGGCTTATTAACAAACGAGTCTTCGGTATATTGAATCTCATCAATAATCCAGTAACATTTTTCTCCATCAATCACATCACCCTTCTCGTGTTCACAAAGACCCTCTTCTGTCAGAACTTGATCACATATAGAGCACGTTACCTTAGTAGTTTTGCTTCCTACTGATACAGTAGCATACAATCCTTTAAGGACGTTTTCCATTGCTTTGCTATCTGATATGCGGGCTTCTAACTGAATGAAGTCTTGAGGTTTCTCTACTGAGTCTTCACCATGCATCACTTTGGCTGAAAGAATTCTACCAAGTGGATCTGAGTGAATATCATGATGTGCTAGTTGGGGTTTATTAAATGGTTGCGTCCAAGACGATACACCATCTTTTGCAGCAGAAACTTTGTAATATAGATCGTTATGATTAACGTAATTTAAATGAGTAGCATTAATCTTAACATCTAAATGGTCTATAGATTCTAATAGCTTTTTAATATTATTCTTCTTCGCCATATACAACCTTACATTTGCAATTCCGTCTAAATGGAGGAATTGTTAACAAGTTAACATCTTTAATGTTTACGGTCCAGTCCGTGTGATATTCACAACCATCTGATTTATATAGTATAGAACTTATGTTGGATTCTTTAAGAATTAATATTCTAACCAAGTTTTCAATTTTATCGTATAGATCCAAACTATCCTTAATTGAGTCAATAGTATACTGGATTTTAATCTCGGGTAGCGTAGTAATAGCGGACAGTCGTTCGACCTTATGTTTAACTTGAGAACTAATTAACTTAATAAATTCTTTAACCATTGAATCGCTGCAGGCTTTATTAACATCACAATCAAGGTGATAGAATTCTTTGTAGGATTCAGCTAGCTCAGTAATATGATCCATAATTCCACTAGATATCTGTTTATTTAGTTTTTCTGTATACTTGTTTCTATTAAGAGCAGACTTATAACCATCGTTTTGAATAAGAGTATCGCTTAAGTTAATTGAGAAATCAATTAAATTATTAATGGAATCTTTCCTAGTTCGTGGACGACCAGAAAAGGTTCCGTGTTGGTTCTTAGGTCTGCTCAATGATGCGTTTGTCTTAGCTGCTGGTGTTGGGGCCATGGACGCCTTTGCTGCAGCAGTAGCTTCAATAAGAGGAATCTTATCTAGTCTAAGGTATGTATCTTCATCTGGTGTAACCGCTTCATAGTCCATTTCAAGTCTTGCTTCTGTTCTCGTAATTAGACCATTTAGATACTTTTGAATTATATTAGTTTCTTTTTTAATCTGAGATTCAAGATCAATTTCAGGGAACTTAAGTTCACAACTAGTAGTATTAATATTAAATCCACCATCAAGTAATATTTCATCTACAAGTTCTTGTTCTAGTTTGGATCTAATTAAATTCTGATATGACTTAGTAATAGACTGCATAGAAATATCAAGTGATTCAGCAGTATTTCTGTTTGCACTGTCCACTTCACCCATTGATATTGGTGAAAGTCCTAGACCAGCAAATACTCGTCTCTTAAAGTAATCAACAAATTTCATAATCTCAACTGGATCATTATTATTGGTTACTGCTTTCATGTCGTGAGTATGAGGAACAACCATGATTCCATATGTTGGAGAATTATTAATTTTCGTATTAACCATGTCTACTTCGCCGGGTTGGGCGGGGTGCGTATCAGAGCCTACCTTATATAGATATAGGGGAATCGCATACTGGAATCCAAGAATCTCAATCTCTTCTTCTAGTTTTCGAAGAGCTCTAACATCATCAAGTATTGGATGAATAGGAGAAAATCCACTGTATGCACCAGGAAGTTTATTATATGAAATATGAATCACGTCTTCTTTTTTGAAGTCAACATAGTCTCCAGATACTTGCTGTCTATATCCTATTACATTTCCATTAACGTCTACTATAAATTTCATAGTGACAGCATCTACAACAAATAGTCCGATAACTGGTTTTAGGGTCTTATTATATACTTTATATTCTTTAGCGTATACCGAAACAGCACCACGAACTTTAATTATAAATGCATTTGCGTATGTAACTAATTGTCTAGCAACGACATTCATCAGTTCGTACATTTTAAAATTAGTTAAATTCTCAATCTCTTTAAGCCTGTTATTTACATGAAGTTGCGCGGCATCATCCTTAGATACAAACTCTGCACCATTTTTTAATATCTGTTCTACATACACTTCTACTCCTCGATGTAATAGTCCATCAAGGGCCACAGCATTAGATATACTAACTAGGTCATATTCTGGATTAATAAATGAAGCATTTTTCTTGTAGCTAAAGCGTTGATTTTGAATACCAAAATTAAAAGTAGATGTAGCTGGAAGCGTAGGATTTGATACCTGAGATTTGTCAGCAAGCAACTTCCCATTGATATCAAGAGCATTTGATTCCTTAGGAACCTGTGTCTCAATAGAAACAGAACTAATCTTTTTGGTTAAAAATGGAAAGTTCATTTAAGTCCTATTCGTTTTAATACAGAATCTGTAAGTTTTTGAGCATTCATTACATAGCCACAATCATTTCCAGTCATGTGTGCATTATCGCTCATAGTTCCTTGTACATGATCTGGCGACGCTGTAAACCCAGTTAATAGGTCTGCTAACGATGCAGGAAGTCCAAACCTAGATTTTAATAGCGCATTAATATCACTAGATGACGGACTTTCTAATATATTTCCATCCGCACCCCCGACATCACTGTTTTTTAGTATAGTACCATCATCTGCAACAAACGCATTTAAGTTGTCTAACCTTCCGCCATTAGCGTCTGGCCTCCAAGGTCCACCATTACTTCCACCACTAGCAGATGCCTGACTAGCTAGATTATCATTCATATCTAATAGAGTGTCAGGAAATACACAAGAATCAAAATTAATTGCAGCTTGCTTAATCTTAAGTAGTAATGCTCTAACTGACTTAAGAAGTTTAATCATCTTTAAGTTTTCTAACTGTTTTTCACTATTCCATTTATTAAATGTAGCTTTCCAATTATTGGTAACTGTAGTCTTAAGAAAATTAAATAATTTATTAAGCATCCCAAAGTCTCCAACATATCTTCGTATAATAGTAATAAGCTTAATAAAATCAAAACACTTGGCCAGACCTGGAACCTTTTCCATGTTCTGACTTATTTCATCAGTTAATAAATTAACAAGACTATCTTTAATTGTATATAGAATCTGTTGCAGACATATTAATATCGCACCCATAATACCATCTAGGATCATAGCAGATATATCTAAGATTGGCATTACAAAGTCTTTGATATCCCACTGAAGTAATAAAATAATAGTATCGATAATAAATACAAGAGTATCTAATAGATCTAGAAACTCTTCCCACTTAGTCTTTAATTCCTTATTCCTAGAATGCATAGCTGCTACTTGACTTCTAACCCAAGTTCCACTCTTTAGCATCAATATCAAGTTTTTAATAAGACAACAGATCGTTTCTTGAGTAAACTGATCAGTCACAAATAGAGTTAAATCTTTAACTAGTAAGTTAAGCGTCTCATTATTAATCTTATTTAAATCAGATAAATGGGTAAATATATCATTACGACCATTAGCAATTAAAGCATTAATGTCAGCATACTTAGCAATTGCTCCAGTAGTTACATCAATACCATTAGTAATATCAGCAGCTATATTTCGTGGTTGTGTTATTGCGTTAGGCGACTGTTGCATCTTGTCTTCCTGCTACTGTATATTTATTAGCTCGCATATTATTAAAGCGTAGCTTATACATCTTGTTTGGATGATTTTCGGTATTAACTTTAAATTGTCTGGTAGTCTCATTATCTACTAACATGCGCGCTTGAAACTTTTCATACTCAACAAACTCGCGCATCTTTTCCACTTTATATCTTATTAGTAATGACTCTGGAACATATCCATTATTTGTTTTTAATATCATACTGGCCCCACATCTCTTACGCCGGCTATGTCTCCTTGTGAAGCCATAGCATATCTTGAATCGTTATAGTTATAACTTGAACCATTAAGAGCGTCGCTCATAGCATAATTTCTAACAGCGACTGCATCTTGCATACACTGTGGTGGAAAACCAAATCCGTTTGGAGTTACACTAGATACTCCCATATTACCTACATCAATACACGTTCTGTCTCCTTCGCCAGAAACCTTTGCAGATATTTGATCCATTGTATTCATTAATTGTGCAGCAGATGGATCGCTATTAAGCGTCTGTGGGTCTACTTCTGTATTGGTCTTTGGAGGACAAGGAGGAAGGTGCGGAGCACTCTTGCAGAACTCTACCATACTCTTCTCAACCATCTTATCATTCTCTTTAACAAATACTGTTTGATTAGGATCTGGTTTATACTGTTTAAAATTCATCTTAGGGAATGTGCACAGAGCCCATATTTTAAATCTATTTAATACAGGAGTTAGGAATCCGTTCTCTTCTGCATTTTCTTTAGACGGCTTATACTTTTCCTTTGTAAAGAATGAAAATACCCATAGAATAGACATAATCATTATATCAGTAGGAATAGCAACCAACGTCTTAAGAGGATCACACACAGCCATACTAATTACACGCCCCCAGATGTTTTCCCACCATAGGACAAGAAATAAAAACTTAATAGTCTCTGCTAGTTTTTTCCAAAATAGTTCCATTGTATCTTCGGTTGTCTTAGTAGGTGGAACTTCAGGATTATCTATAGCTGGGTTGTCTAGGTCTGCACCGGGTTTAAGTGCAGCTATTGCAGCATTAGTTAACTCATTACAATTAACAAAGTTACCATTAATTATAGAACCATCACCAGTTAGAGCAAGTAAGATTGGATCAAATCCCTGTGTTGCTAGATGTGTTAGATTAATAATGTTATCTGCAATATCTAGTGTCTCGGCTGTAATATTTGGATTACCATCAGGATTTAGATTACTTGCAGCTGCAGCTACACGAGGATTACCAGCAGTACTAATATTCATATCAATGAGATTAGCAGCATTTGCATCTTCTAAGGCTTTAATTAAGTCTTCAGTATTCTTAATATCATTAACTAAATTATCAACTCTATCTTGGTCTACTTCATCTAGATCTGCTGAACTAGATTTAATATTTGGAGCATCTGTTGGTTTAAATTCAAAGGATACTCGTCCTTCTACTAATAAGTCTTTTACCAACTCTGGAGGAAGGGCTTTTCCTAAATCTATTCCCTCAAAATTATTAATATCCATCAGAATGTTCTCCTAAATCCTGCTCCAAGTGCTCTACTTCTGATATTCTTCATAGGTAGTTCAAATCGTCTTTGTGTAATCTCTGGATCTTCAACTGTCATTTTATTTTGCTTTAAAGGATTAGTTACTTGCATCTTTCTAAAAGGAGCCCTAGCTAGATTTAAGTTTTCCATAAACTTAACCTTATTTTCGTATCGCGTTGCAAGTAGTATCGTATATTGCATTGCAAAACCATGAAGTGCTAAATTAAAAGCATCTAGAACATGATCTTCTCCAGTATAAGTAAAGTCTCCACGAACAGTTGTAGTCTTAATGGAATAAGATCTCATTTGAGATACAAGTCGTTGACTACTATCTTCTTCATGTGGAAGTAATAGTATACCTTGTTCAAGAAAGTTAACGGATCCATTAACAATCATAGACTTAGCTCGCTTGGTAATTGTTTCTCTAAGTATAGGATCATAATGTTCTATGTTTGATCCAGCATCTATTACATGAAGCTTTTGCTTTATATTAAGACCTGGGAATTGTTTATCATATAATGTTAGTTCTTCTATATTAGTATCTCCAGCACCGTAGTCTACATAAAGATGATCTATTCTCCACTTAGTCATAAGTCTGATAATTTCAGCTCTAGTTTCTCTTTGAGTAGAATCTTGTGTCTTAACTCCACGTCTATAAAATAATCTAAACTTTCCAGTACAGTCAGTAATTACAGTTCCTTCTTCTGTGTCGTGGTATTCCATGAAGGTTTTTTCTTTACAGTATTCTACTACTACAACTTGACCACCATTAATATATGTATTCCAATCTACTCCAATTATATAGATATTACCTGGCGTCTGCATAAAACCAGGATCAAATAGCGATGTATCTGACAAATCATGATCATTACAATATCTAACTAACGACTTGTTAATAAATCCATGCTTATATACTCCCTGTACTTCATCCCCAAACTCTGCTCCATACTCACGAAGATAAGCATCCTCGGACATAACTGATCGCCACTGATATTCAGTACTCTCGTGTAATGGTTTTCCCGCCGCTTTAATTTGTTCAATAGATATCCAACTAGGATTATCAGGATGCCATGTTGGATAATGTCTATGCCACCAACCTAGTTTTTCTGCACTTGTGCAATTATGAGAGCATAGAGTTTGAACATTATAGGTATGGGTTCTTTCTGTCTCTAAATTATATACATAATCATTATGAGTACTTCTTGTAATTTTATCTACTTTTATATATAAATTATTATTACTATCTCTTTTGATCTTATGTGAATTTGAGACAAGTTGATATATGGTATATACTGCATTATGATTACTATGTTTATGTTTTGTATGAAATGTGGCAGGTATATCATTTAGAGTACATATAGATTGCAATTGTCTGGCTAGTTCTTTTGAAGTAGAGCACATTGCATACATACCACTGTCTAAATTCCAGCCGTCTCCATTTATATATCCTTCTAAAATATATTTTGTATATTTGCTATAGCTTAGTATACTTGGATGAATTTTCTTTTTATTAGAATATTCACCACAAAGCTCTATAAAAAAGTAAGATAAGCTGGAACGGGTTATAAATATTGATGTACTGTTATCGGTTCTTGCATTTGTAACTGAAATTGTAGCTTTCGGAAACAACTCTTTTACTAATGAAACGCATTCTGATATATATTCTATTTCTTTTGAATTAAAAGTTAATTGAAGCCCAGCATAATAGTGTTTTTTATCTGTAGAAAAAGCTTTTAAAATGTTACCTTCTGCTAAATAATATCCTATAAATTTAAAAAGTTTTGCTAAATTAAAGTGCTCTAGATTATCTAACATAGTTTGAGCTTCGAGAAGATGCTGTCTTTTCCTACTATCAAAAGGCCAATTCTCTCCATATAGGTTTTTATCGATTCTATATTTAAATAATTGGCGACGCATTTGTTTTGAATCAAATAATACCTTAGCTGCTTCTGCATAATTTTTAAACGTTTGAGCCTTATCCCAGATATCTAGTCTTCTAAGTTCATTGGAGAAATAGTATTTAGAAACATCTATTTTGATAGGAGTTCTAGTATATCTTTCTTTTGGTACAAATATAAAATCTCCAGGTTTAATGTTTTTAGCTTGTATAAAATCTTTTTCAAAGACGTATAATTCATGATTTGGAGTACATGATACTTTTTCAGAATAACCAGTGTAAATATCA